GGGATACTACATTAAATTGTGGAGCAACGAGATTTTGGATATTTTAGGTTGGGACAGGAGCAATCCTGGGAAGCTAGGACATTACGACAGACCATAGAGGGGTTAAATTCATGCTAACAACATTTCAAGTGGTGACTTTAATCATTATTGTCATTACCTTCATAGGAACTATTGGGGAACAAGAAGACAAAAGTTTTAGAGCTAATATGGGAGCTATCTGCATTGCAGCAATATTAGGTTTTATTGCAGTAACATGGTTCCTGTAAGGGGGAGATAATTGTGCAATGTCCAGTTTGCTATAATAAGAAATTGTTAGTGAGAGATTCCAGGACGAGTTCACATGCTGAAATAAAGAGAACCAGAGAATGTACTGAATGTCTAACTAGGTTTTCAACAATGGAGCATATCCAGTTTGGGAGTCTACCAGATTATATTAGAGATAGAATATTGGATAATAATACATGTGGATAAGGAGTGGGAGATATTGGACCAAAAACATTTGAGCGAATTAAGAAACAACTTGGAGAGAAGCATTTTACGTACTAGAGTTAATATTAGAGTTATCAAGATGAAGCAACGATTCTATGATAGGCTGAAGGAAGAGAATGAGATAGTTCTTGGAATTTCCAACACGAATCCAATTACATTCATGGGTAGAGATATCGAGATTGACGATACCATCACAGGAGGATATTCCATTGAACAATGATGTCTATATTATTGGGAGGATTATAACATGTGGTTATTGCATAAGATGATAGCAGAACTATGGAACAAGCAGAAGAATGGTACCGCCACCAAGGATGATATAAAGGAACTTGAATTGTGTATGGAAGCAAACATGAATATGGTTCTTAAATTGACCAAACTAGAGAACGAATCATTACTTGCCAGCATGACTAATGATAAAGAATGGCAAAATGATATTTGTGCTAATATTGATAAGTTAACAGAAAAAGTATATAATAATTAGGAGGTATGGAGATGAATGAGAAGGAAAAATTGATGTCAGAGATAATTATGTTAGCTATGAAGGTACAGATGGAAACGGAGCATGCTGTGTTCATAAGATTCCATGGGCATGTAGGCATTATAGATATAGAGATAGTGCAATCCAAAGACAACTGGCAGGACGAATTAGCCAGAGCTAACCTATACACAGATAAGGATGCTAATACGGAGCGTATGCGACAGGTCAAAGAGCAATTAATGGAGTTCGTCGAAGAAGGAGTGGACACGGAGCAATTAGAATATTTTGTAGAGGAGATTTATCATCATACTTTCTAATGTGACAAGATTGGATTACCTAACAGAATATGTGGATATAAAGTTTGAAGAATTTGGGTGAGGCAGATATTAATATCTGTCTTTTCTTTATGGGGTTAAACCGACTCCTGATACGATAGAGTAAGATATGAAGGAGTTGAGGTAGTGAGGGATGAAGAGGCAAGGAAACAACTTAAACATGCTTTGGATGAACAACAATCCATTAGAACTAATAAGCTTAAAGATATTCTTAAGTCTATGAATGTATCAACGAAGAGGAGGAGTCGAGATATAGAAGTCAACTATCTAAGAAATGAGGTTAATAAATCGCACAAGGCTTTGAAGGAGAGGAGAGGATAATATTTTGGATTATGTTAGCTTAAGAACCCAATCAACATTCAGTATATGTCAAGCCTTTGGGATGCCAAACCAGATTGTAGAACGAGCTAAGGAACTTGGACACAAGGCTGTATGTCTGGCAGAAGGAGGTCACACCAATAGCCATCCTAAGCTGGAGATAGCTTGCCAGAAACATGGATTGAAGCCGATTTATGGAGTTGTCCTAAATGTGGTTGAAAATCATACAGATAAGGACAGATTTAAGGATAATTTGTTGGTTATAGCCAAAAATTCACAAGGTTACAGTAACTTGCTGCACTTAGCTAACCTAGGACACAAGGAGACAAATTTCTATTATGTGCCTACAGTGGAGTACAGGGAGATATATCAACACCAGGAGGGATTAATTGTTCTAACTGGTAGTTCGTTGAATGGAGACATGGATGTAGCAGAGCAACGACTACTTGAGATGAATGATAACATATTCCATTTATGGATTGAAGTGGATGTGTCAAAGAACCAGATGGATGCACGTCAAGCAATGATGCTAGCCAGGAATAATAAGATTCCTATGGTGGCTACGAATGACACTAGGTTTATATTAGATGGACAAGAGAGAATTATCCATTTCTTAACTGCAATCAAGAGTAAGAACGGTAGGACACCAAGTAAACAGTCAAAGATGGCAACTACAGAAGAAATGTTGGCATGGTGTGCAATAGAGCAGGCTGTAGCTAATTCAGTCTATGTGGCAGACCTAGTGGATGAATTTGAACTACCTAAAGCAGAACAATTGAAGTTAAATGTAGGAGAACCATATGAGAAATTACTACAGGAATGCAGAGATGGTTGGAAACAACGAGGAATAACCAAAGCACAGAAGGATGAATATATGGAGCGACTCTTCAGGGAATTGAACTTAATCAAGGATAAGGATTACATTGATTATTTTCTAGCAGTATCTGACCTTGTTAGATGGGCTAAAGAGCGTAATATACTAGTTGGTGCAGCACGTGGTTCTGCTGCAGGTAGTTTAGTAGCATACTTGATAGGAATCACAGAGGTTGACCCATTGAAATGGGACTTGTTATTCGAACGTTTTATTGATGTTTCACGCTATGACCCACCAGATATTGACATTGATTTCCAGGATGATAGACGTGATGAAGTTAAGGATTACCTGAAGGATAAATATGGTTATGATAAAGTATCCAACATTGCAGGATATTCCTTATTGAAACCAAAGAGCCTCCTGGATGATATGGGCAGAGTATATAAGATACCTAAAGCCAGGATAGACAAAGCCAAGAACCAGCTTAAAGAAAATGGTGGTGGCTTACTCTTACAGGAGGTTATGGAACAATTTTTCCCAGAATATGCATACTTATGTGATGCTGAAGGTATGATACGTCACTTGACTGTTCATGCGGCAGGAGTAGTTGTAGCCAGTGAGAAACTTGAAAAATTCGCTACTGTTGGACGAAGTGGTTTGATGCTAGATAAGAGGGATACCGAGTATATTGGACTTATGAAGATTGATATGTTGAGCCTTACTACATTGACAATCCTAAGCAATTGCCTGAAGGTTATTGGCAAGACACCAGATTGGATGTACAATGATATACCATTAGATGATGAGGAAACTTATCGAGCCTTCAGAGGAGAGAATTTCCAAGGTATATTTCAGTTTGAAGGTGGAGCAACCAAGCGTGTATCTCAACAGGTGGAACCAGTAAACTTCACAGAGCTTGTTGATATCAATGCACTTAGTAGACCAGGACCAATTTCATCAGGTGCAACAGATTCTTACATCAAGAGGGAACGAGATGATATACACCCAGTAGTGACTAAACATACGGATAGAAGTCGTGGACAGATTCTCTTCCAGGAGCAAATTATGAAGGTTCTCAGAGAGGCAGGAAACCTGGATTGGGCAGATGTTACAGCAGTACGTAAACTAATCACTAAGAATGAAGGAGCAGACAAACTAGAAGCAATCCACCAAAGGTTCCTAGATAACTTTGATGACAAGGATGTGGCAGAAAATATATGGCACAGGATTGGAGAATCAGGTTCATATGGTTTCAATGTGGCACACTCTACTAGTTATACGTTCCTGGGATACTATTGTATGTATCTCAAGATAAACTATCCTAAGGAATTCTATTGGGCGAACTTGGTAGTAGAACCAGACAATGAAAATATCCTCCTGGAGTATATACAACAGGGTGGTAAGGTGTATGGAGTTAAGTTTGGTAAGAGCGAAAGGAGTTGGACTATTGATAAGGATGGTCTACGAGCTGGATATATGACTATCAAAGGAGTTGGACCAAAGTCATCTGATAAGCTTGTTGCTGGAAACATTCCTGGAGGCAAAGCTAAGAAATCTCTAACAGATGCAGGAGCCTTTGATGAGAACGATGATGAGGTAGATTATCTTGGTATCCATGATGTATCTAGAAGGTTATCCAAGGTGTATGGAAGGGAACGAGTTGACCAGATTAATCTAGGTGAATATGTTCGTATTGGTGGCAAGATAACCAAGCGACGAGATATGGATTTGAGGCAGGTAGTGGAAGGTCAAGGTAGAGTTTATGAAGATGAAGTTGACAAACCAGAGCTAAACGAATATGTTCACTTTGAGATTACAGATGAATCAGGTTCCATCAATGCAACAGTTAATCGATTCAAATATGCCAATAATAACCTTAGAGAGATAGTTGACAAGGTTAATATGAATAGTGTTGTAATAGTTACAGGTAAGTACAGTGAGCAGTATAGGAAGGTTTATATCAACAAGATTGAGATATTAGAATGATAGGTTCCCTCCTGTGTAGAATATAATCCTACCACAGGAGGACAACCAAATCAGAGGAGGATGGATAGAATGACAAAACCACACGTAAGCATAAGGGTTAAAAACATGGAGCAATCCATAAAGTACTATAGGGGGTTAGGATACGACCTTGGTTATCCAATCTACTGTAAATCCATTGGAGGATTGTATGTAGCTTTTGGAATGAAGAAGGGTTATCCTACAATCGAATTGCTGGAGACAGGAGAAAAAGTTTCTGGAGGATTAGACCATCTGACTATTGGGTGGGGGTACGATATTGACAAGAGTAAACTTGACATTGTGGAGGAAAATAGGATACCAGAATTGGGAGTCAAAACGATTTTATTCTTTGGTCCTAATGATGAAAAGCTAGAATTATTCGAGAGTCTTGGTAAGTAAGGAGAGATTGAATGAAGTGGATTTCTATTGACCCAGGAGAGACTTGTGGGTGGAGCTATTGGGAGGATACAGAGCAATTAGACAAAGGACAAGACAATCCTATAGAATTGTTCGAAAGGATTGAACGGTATATTGATTGGGGAATGGAATTCATCCTATATGAGAATTATGTGCTAAGACAATCCTCTGCTAAATCTATGGTAGGTAATAAGTTCCTAGTGGTGCAAGCCATTGGAGTAATTAAGTGGATGGCACATAAACATGGAGTGGATATCGATACCCAGATGCCAGCACAAAAAGAGTTCTTCAGTAATGATAAGTTGAAGCATTTGGGATTGTATGATAAAAATTTACAACACTGTCGAGACTCTGTTAGGCATGCTTTGTACTATCAGTTCTTTACAGCAAAAACTAGGAAGATGAAGGAGTTGGTATAGGAATGAATAAGAAATTATCAGAAGATGATGTTATTAAAATACACGAGATGATTAAGGAAGGGTGTACTGCACTTAAGATTGCTGAGAAGTACAATGTGGCTCCAAACACTATCTCAGATATTAAGATAGGACGTACTTGGAAGAATGTTTAAAAACTATGATGAGTGGAAATTATATGATGGTATAGGAATAGAGAAACCAGTCCAGATTTGTGAAAAATGTGGAACAGAACTATACAAAGGAGAACAAGCAATGTTCCATGATGGAGACTATTATTGCGATGAAAGTTGCCTCCTGGAACGAATAGCACATGAGGAGGTCATATTGTGATTAGGATTACAATGTTATTCAAGAATGGTGTGGAGAAAGTTCACAACATACCAACGGAAGAAGTAATAAATGAAATGGATGATGGTTCGAAAGCAGAAGCAGTTGATGAATTTGCTAAGCTATTCTCTGAAATGGATACATTACGTTTCAGTGATAATGTTGGACAACGTTTCCATATCGATACCAAAGAGGTAGTGTACGCTAATATTGAGATAAATGAACAGGAGGATTAATATGAATATTTATTATTTTACATTCGGGTTTGGGCAGAAGTTTGAAAGCTGTGTCCAACCGATTATAGCTGAAAGTTATATAGTTGCTAGATATAAGATGGTATCTATATTCAGCGACAAGTGGGCATTCCAATATAAGGAAGACGAATACTTACAGAATATAGAAAATGGTTCATCACGTGAGAAGATTTTACCACCAATTTTAGTAGAGAAGGATGGATGTTGATAATGAGTAACAAAGAGGAGTTATTTAAGGCGACCCGTTGGATTGCTAATGACACGTTACGAGAATGGACAGAGGGGAAATTAGACCATGTGCCAGAATATTTCTGGAATATTGCTGCATCAACAAGTGGAAAGTATCATCCAGCATATTCTCAGGGAGAAGGTGGATTAGTTCGACATACACGAGCTGTTGTGTTCTTTGTGTTGGAATTGAGCCCTGCATGGGAGTTGACCGAGAAAGAGCTGGACATTGCTATCTCTGCAGCAGTTCTACACGATAGCTGGAAGTGCGGTAAAGATGGTAAGCACACAGTTAATGATCACCCTGATATTGCAGCAGAATTTGCACGAGAAGATAGCAAGGAAGGAAGCACTCGTTGGAAAGTAGCAGACCTAATCCTAACGCATATGGGAAAATGGCATACACATCCACCTAAGACTAATTTGCAACTTTTCTTACACACTTGTGATTACTTTGCATCAAGAAAATTAATCCACATACCAATAGATGATATTAAGTGTTAGATATAAATAGGGGAATTGTTTACAGGTGGTTCCCCATATAGTAATATAGGCAAGATAAAGGAGGGGAGAATATGTTCATATCAGAACGTACACGACTTATTAATGATATAATAGACCTAGAAAATATTATAGATAAGCTTCAGGTTAAGAGAAATAACCTTGATAAGAAAAATAAAGTTTCCAGACAAGGATACGATTTTACTATATGTAATCTATTAGCAACAATTAGGGAACTATCAGAGAAAATGGTCAAGGGAGTTGGGGAAAATTACAATAGCAACCAGAACTCGAAGTGAGTGGGCTAAATCCTTCTTTTTAGAATATTTTACGGAAGACGAACTGAATCCTGGTGTTGATGGGGAGTGTACAGTATCGTGCAATTTTCCTAATCATGGAAGGGGATTAGGCGACAGAAGTAAATCAATGTCAGTCAATATTGAGACTGGAGAATTTAATTGTATGGCACCAACTTGTAAGGGTGGAACAGAATACGATTTTTATTGCCAGATGAATGAGATTGAGGATAGTGACCAGAACTTCAAACGAGTGATGCAAGTCCTGGAAGAGAAATTAGGCAAGCGACCAGATTCTGTCACAGGAGGGATATATGGTTCCGTTGAGCAAGATGAAAAATTTATCGACGTGGGAGAAGTTGAAGATAGGCAAAGCAGGTTGTGGTCTAAATATCCCAAGGAGCTTGAATTTTTGAAGTTTATGCGTGGGCTGGATGAAAGCACCATAAGCAAGTATAGACTTGGCTACAAGCCTGCAGAGGACAGAATTAGCATACCTATATTTGACGAGCATGGTAGATGTGTTAACATTAGGGGGTATTCCAGACATGACCCAGTTAACAAGATTAATTCCTATGGCGCAGGATATGGTAAGGGGAGACTGTTCCCATTAGACAACCTGTTTAACAAGGAACAAGATATCCTCCTGGTAGAAGGCGAATTCGATTGCCTCCTGGCTAATCAGATGGGGTACAATGCTGTTACCAGTACACTAGGGGCAGGCAATTGGAAAGGAAGATGGAACAAACTATTTTCTGGTAAGAATGTATATATCTGCTATGACAACGACGAGCCTGGTAAGGATGGAGCTGAGAAAGTTGGCAAGCAATTGATGAAGAAAGCCAGGAAAGTTAAGATTATCGATATTGGTGAGAAGATGGATATCGTAGGTGGAGACATAACTGATTTTTTCGTAGAATTAGGTAAGAGCAAAGAGAGCTTTGACCAATTGATGTCAACAGCTATAGATTTCAGTGGCTTGGAATACAATAATAAAGGGGTGCTAATCAAGAATGAGCACAACATTGAGATATTGCTGACCACAGGAGTGTTCGAAGATAAGTTCTGGTACAATGAGTTCAGTGGGATGGAAATGGTTCATGGAGACCTTCCTTGGAGGAATATTGAGGGGTTCAGTCAATGGATAGATGCGGACGATAGCAACTTAAGACATTATGTAGGATTGCATTATGGTCTTAGAGGTATAGTAACTATGTTAGAAGACGCCATTACCACGATTGCCTTCAGTAACACGTACCATCCAATCAAGAACTTTATTGAGAGTGAAGAATGGGATGGCACACCAAGAGTATCGAACTTATTCATTGACTGGTTAGGTGCAGAGGATAATGACTACACCAAAGCAGTGACAGAACTTAGCATGATTGCAGCAATTGCCAGGATATATAAACCAGGAATCAAGTATGATTATATGCCAGTCCTGGTGGGGGAACAGGGGATTGGTAAAAGTTATCTATTCGAAGTTCTCACAGAGCACAAATGGTTTTCTGTTCTCAACGATTTCGGTGGGAAGGACACATATGAGAAGTTGCAGGAATCTTGGATATTCGAAGTTGCAGAACTGGAGGCATTAAAGAAGTCAGAAGAGCGTGAAATCAAATCATTCATAACTACTACAAATGACAAGTTTAGACCATCCTATGGCAGGAGGGTAGAAGAACATCCAAGGACTTGTATATTCTTCGGTACGACCAATGAGAATGAGTTCTTAACTGACTCTACAGGAAACAGGAGGTTTCTTCCTATTATCTGCTATAACAAGCGTGGCAAGAGTCCTGACTTAAGAAAGCTAGGTATCCTGGCAGAACAATATTGGGCTGAAGCATTGCATATATGGAAGCAAGGATATATATTGGAGTTACCAATGGAGCAACAAAATTCTGCAATAGATATACAGGAAGACCAATATAGTTCTGACCCATGGGAAGATATCATTGAGGAACATATAATGAAGAATGATTTGAGTGAGATAACTATTCCTGAAATTTGGTTTAAGATTCTAGGTGGAGAGGGAACAAAAGTAGCACGATTTCAAACAGAACGAATTAAGAAAAGTTTGGAAAGATTACGTTGGAGAAAAGGAAATCGCAAACGAACAGATTATGGAAATGTATCAATTTATCGTAAAATGGGAGAACAATATTAGTTGGTGTGTATTGGTACTGAACCTCTGATTTAGTACCAGAAAAGCACTAGACTTTTAATAGACTGGTGCTCAAGCGGTTGCAGTAACACCAAGGGTTACAGAGAAACCTTTTCTTAAGTACTTAACTTTTTTATAAATTAAAGGAGATAAAAAAGAAAGAAGGAATTTTAAAAGGGAAAGGAGGATTCTGGATTTTTAAGGACTTAAGAGACAAGATTGCTAGACATGGTGCCACCACTGCAATTGCTAAGTACCAGCAACTATTGTAGACAAGTGCGGAGTCGGTTCGTCCAGGGATTATTTCATGTAACAGGCGGTATGAGTGAATATTTTAGGTACTGTATTTCAGTACCATTACAAGGAGGAGATTATTTATGGGATTCAATCAGGTATCTGATAAGCAATATGAGGAATTTATGGTTAAAGATGGTAGTTATGATATGATAGCAGAGTGGAAGAAACTTAAGGAAGAACAAGCTGAATTGGAACAAGATGTATATGATATGAAGGTTAAATTGAATGTTGCAATGATTAGAAATGGTAGTCATAATCTCAAGATAAAAAAGATAGAAGAAATTCTATATATGGACAATAAAAGTGTGCTTTAATGCGAGAAATCAGATATAATTAAATTTAGAGACAAGGAGGGGTAAGTATGGGAAGAACGACAGTACTGACTCCAGCAGTTGAAAAGGCAATGGCAAAAGGCATTCGTGACGGTAACTATGCCACCACAGTGATGAAGAGACTTGGATTCCATCCAGGAAATCATTGGAAGTGGTATGAGAAGGGTAAGAATGGTGATTTGGACACCCAAGGTAGAAATGTTTATATAAGTTACTACGAAGCTATCAATAAAGCTGAAGCCGAAGCTGAAGAACGAATGGTTAATCAGTGGCAACAATTCTTTCCATCAGACTGGAGAGCCATCCAAACCTTTATGGAACGACGTTGGGCAGATAAATGGGGTAAGAATGATAGGATTAGGCAAGAGCATACAGGTAAGGATGGTGGAGCCATCGAGACTAATCAGAAACACCAGACTGACTTGTCTAATTTATCTGATGAGGAGTTGAAACAACTTGAGTCTATCATTGGAAAATCTTCCGAGCCTGGAACGGATACAACATGAGAGAACTAAAAGGAACCTGATAGGTTTCACTAAACATACAAAACCAGATTATGATATTAACTGGCACCATGAGAATCTTGCAGAACTATTGGATAAGTTAGAACGTAAGGAGATAAAACGGTTAATGGTATTTATGCCACCACGACATGGTAAGTCTGAATTAGTCTCCAGGAGGTTCCCAGCATACATCTTAGGTAGGAACCCAGATGCAAGTATAATATCCACTAGTTATTCTGCAAGCCTCGCAAGTGCCATGAACAGAGATGTACAGCGGATTATTGACAGTACAGAATATAGTACGTTATTCCCTGAAACGAACCTGAGTGGTTCTAATGTAAGGACAGTAGGTAATTATCTGAGAAACTCTGATGTGTTCGAGATTGTGGGACACAAAGGTTCTTATCTGTCTGCAGGTGTAGGTGGAGGTATTACAGGTAGGGGTGCTGATTACGCTATAATTGATGACCCTATAAAGAATAGAGCAGAAGCAGAATCCAAGACATATCGTGATAAGGTATTTGATTGGTTCACCTCAACATTATATACAAGATTAGAGAAGGATGCTTGTGTGCTAATAACGCTGACCAGATGGCATGAAGATGACCTTGCAGGAAAGTTGTTAGCATTGGCACAGGAGAGTCCTGATGCAGACCAATGGCATGTAATCAACTATCCAGCAATTAGGTTGGACGATAAAGACCCTACAGACCCAAGAGAATTGGGAGAAGCACTATGGGAAGACAAGTATGGTAAGGATACTCTAAATACTATCAAGTCAACCATTGGCTCGTATGAGTGGTCAGCACTGTATGAACAGAATCCTTCACCATCTGGAGGTAGTATAGTCCAGAGAGATTGGATACAATATTATAGAATATTACCTAAGATGGATGAAATCATTCAATCTTGGGATTTTGCATTTGATGCAACGGAAACATCCAGTTATGTTGTAGGGCAGATTTGGGGCAGGTCAGGAGTTGACAAGTACTTGATTGACCAAGTGAGAGACAGGATGGATTTCACCCAGTCATTGAAGGCAGTCAAGAATCTTACAGCCAAGCACCCACAAGCCAAGGCAAAATTCATCGAGAAGAAGGCAAATGGCGCAGCAATCATATCATCAGTTAGGAAACATATTAGTGGTATGATACCAGTCAATCCTAATGGCAGTAAGGTTGAACGTGTATATGCTATAACTCCTCAATTCGAGGGTGGTAATGTATACATACCAGACCCCAGTATAGCACCATGGGTGAACGATTATGTGGAGGAGCTAGTTTCCTTCCCTAATGCTACTAACGATGACCAGACAGACTGTACATCACAAGCATTGAATAATATGGAGAATAGGAAGAAGCGTTCAACCATTAAGGTTCGTAGCTACTAATCGTACAGGAGGTGATTGAATGGCATCAACAAAAGCTTATGTAATGGAAGATGGAGAAGTGTTATCCCAGAGCTATATGGACAGCTATATTCTAAAGCAGAAGGATGATGGCAGTAACCAAATACCGAGTGATAGTTTTGATAAAACATATAGTGGTAATGGATTAGTCGAGCCTATCTACAACCTCGAAGCATTAGCACAATTGCTGGAGATTAATACATTCCATTACCGTGCAGTCAAGACCAAGGCACGAGATATTGCAGGATTAGGATGGAGTCTTGTTCCTAAGGAAGGGGTGGAGAATCCTAACCAGAATGAACGAGAGATAATCAAGGAATTCCTTGAAAATTGCAATCCTAGCAATACTTTCACAGAGGTACTTGATATGGTAATGGTTGACCATGAGGCTACAGGTAATGGTTACTTTGAAATAATCAGAGACTTGAAGAGCCAAGCGTTGGTAGGATTAGAACACATTCCAGCACACACAATGAGAGCTCATCTTGATATGGAACGTTATGTTCAGATGAGAGGGAGAAAGAAAGTCTGGTTCAAGAAGTTCGGCATAGACAAGGATGTCAATAAGGATACTGGTGATACTTCCACAGGAGGTTCTCTTGAAATTGAACAGAGAGCAACCGAGATATTGCACATTAAGAACTATACCAGTAGAAGTGATTACTATGGTGTTCCTGACATTTTACCTGCATTGGGTGCTTTGCTTGGCGATAAGGAGAGACAAGAGTATAACACATCCTTTTTTGAAAACCATGCCATTCCTGCATATGCAGTAACAGTATCTGGAGCAGACTTGGATGAAGATACTGAACGGGATATCAAGAAGTTCTTCCAACAAGATGTTAAGAAGGCAAATCATTCGACACTGGTGTTGACAGCCAAACCATCAGAAGGTGAATATGATTCGCCTCCTGTGGAATTCAATTTCCAAGCATTGAGTACTGACACTAAGGAAGCATCATTCAGAATGTTCCGTCAAGACAATCGTGATGAAATTCTATCAGCACATGGGGTTCCTTCTTATCGAGCAGGGATTACCTCTGAAGGTTTGATGGGTGGTTCATCTGCTGAAGAGACAACTGAGATTTATAAACAGTCTGTTGTCAAACCCAAACAGGAAGTTCTGGAGAGCAGAATTAACCGCTTCATATTACAGAGTGGATTGGAAATTAAGGATTGGAAATTTGTTCTTAATGAGATTGATGTACGAGATGAAGATAGAGAAGTCGATAGATTGGCTAAGTTATTTAAGATGGGTTATTACAGTCCTAACATGATTCGTGAAGAACGAGGTGATGAACGTATTGAAGACCCTAACATGGACATGCATTTCATCAATGGCTTACCTATCTCTGCAGGAGGTCAGCAACAACAGCAAGTTATCGATAGTGTAAAGAGCTTACATAGTGAGCTTGTCAAGGTGGTACAGAAGGATGGATAGCAAAGCTAAGGTAATGACCGCTAAAGTGGTGGATTTCCTGGTGCAACATGGGAAGTTACCTGCAGTCAAGACCGTGGATGAACGTTTAATTGCAGCAGAGGAGCGTTTAACCAACAGATTAGGAGAGCTACAAGAGGGTTTGGAGGATAAATTCATCAAAGCCTTGGAAGAACGTGGAAAATTACCAAGAAGTGAGCGACAACGGATGGAAATGATTAGCCAGGTTCTTGATATTCCATTCGAGGATATGAAACAAGCTACATCAGAAGAAAGTGTAGGAGCAATGGAGCTTGGCAGACTACTATCTTTTGAAGATATATTAGATGCTGGAATGTCTGTTAAATTTACTGCATTCAGCGAAGAAGTTACGACCAATCTGCGAGAGAAGGTTTACGAGTTTTCAGATGATACATTTTCTAGGATACAAGGAGAATTTTCCACAACATTATCCAAGGGGTATGAGGATGGACTTGGTATTGATGATGTAGCTAAGAACCTAAGAGCAGATTTTAGTAATCTGAGAGATTATAGATTACAGTTGATAGCTAGAACAGAAATTCAATCAGCACAGAACGAAGGTTCCCACAAGACATTAGTTGATTACGGTGTTAAATATAAACAGTGGTTGACAGTGGGAGATAGTAGGGTACGGGGAAGAGACTCATCTGACAAGTTTGACCATGTGGAGCTACATGGACAGGTAGTCAAGACGGATGAAGATTTCTCCAATGGATTGATGTATCCAGGAGACCGTTCAGGTAAGGTTGGTCAATGGATTAACTGTAGGTGCAGAGAAAGACCTTACATTACTAAGAAGGATGAGCATATCATGACTACACCATACTATCCACAATCTGCTTAAAGGGGGTGAAACCTACTTAACAAAATAGCACAAGGAAGGAGTTGATATTAATGCCAGAATTAACAGCACCAATCGTGTACAAGAATGACGAGAAGAGAATTGTGTTTGGTCCAGTTCTAATTCCAAACGAACCAGATTCGGATAATGATACCGTCTCAGAAGAACAGATAGAGAAGGTGGCACACAAGTTCGTAGAGGACTATGGCAACATTGACCTGCAACATTCGCTGAACAACGTAGGTAAGCTCGTAGAGAGCTATATACTACCAGTGGATATCGACGTAGGGGGCAATAACATTGTGCCAAAAGGTTCCTGGATGATGGGAGTTAGAGTTACTGATGATGGTGCATGGAAAGCAGTTAAGGATGGTAAGCTTGGCGGATTTTCTATCATGGCACTGCAAAAGACAGCTATGAAATCAGAAGATAAAGACCAAGAAAGTAAGCGTATTACACTAGCCGATTTGGGAGAAGATTGGATAGTCAATGCAGTTAGTTTGGTTGATGAACCAGCAGTACCAAAAGCTAAGTGGCTTGCTATCAAGAGCAAGGAGGTGGATGTAAGCATGAATGAAATGGTACAGAAAGCTATTGATGGTTCCTTGGAACACAGGCGAAGTTTGATTGACCAAGAATTAGATAAACAATTCTCAGGTTATGATAAGTTCCCAATTATTCATTCCACATTGATAGATTCAGTAGTGTTCCGAGTCATTGATGATTATAATGATTCTCGTAATACGTACCAAGTAGGATATGAACTTTTAGAAGATGGTAAAGTTAATTTTACCGATGAACCTAAAGAAGTTCATATTCAAGAATCGGTAGTTGAGATTCAGGATATGCTTGGTGGTGGATTTAAGAGCCATAGTGATAAGGAAGAATCTCCTGCAGAAGAGCAAGATAGTTTCATGAGCAAGTTTATGAAGGGGTTAGGATTCAAAGGTAAAGACCAATCTGATAAAGCTGGAAAGGTCATTTCCAATGCCAACCTTGAGAAATTACGTAAGGCTAAAGGAGTCATTGATGACTTGTTAAGCGTAGGGGAGAAAGAACGAGAATCGAAAGCTAAAGGGGGTACCAAGAACATGGAAAAAGATAATGTACAAGCGATGATTGACGAGTCAATTGGTTCTGTCAATACTAAGCTAGATGAAGTTATCAAGTCACTAGGCGAGCAGGATGAATCCTCACAGGAGGGAAGTTCTGAAGGTACTGATGGTTCTGAAGATGAAGGTACTGAAGATGCTGAGAAATCGAAAGATGAAAGTTCCGATGAAGATAAAGAATCTGCTAATAAGTCATCTAAGAATAAGGAACCAGATGGGTATAAAGAGAAATATGAGGATGTATTGAAGAAACTAGAAAGCTTAAAACAAAAACCATTCTCTAACCGTTTAACAGGTCAGGATAATGAAGCAGAAAAATCTGCTGGAGAAGATGAGAAAAATAAAGTTACTCGAGATGCATTCGGCTACAAAACTAAGAAGTAATAAAGGGGAGATGGAGAAATTATGAATAACCAACAAATGCTAGATAAGATTAATGGTGCATTGAAGTCCATAACGACAGATGATTTAGGTTCGAGTAAATTAGCAGTAGCTAAGCAAGATCAATTCGTACAGACAGTCTCAGGAGCCACACGAGTCTTGGATGCAGCACGTCGAATTGATATGAAAAGTCACACACACGATATTGACCGTATAGGTTTCGCTGAACGTATCTTGGGTACAGCTTCAGAAGGTCAAGCTGGAACATCAGATAGCAAGCCAGTATTCAATACGAATACACTTGAATCAGTAGAGGTAATGGCTATTGCTGGTATTACTGATTCAACAATGGAAGATAATATTGAGCGTGCAGGGTTCGAAGATACTTTACTTGATTTAATTGCAGACCGTTCAGGTATTGACCTTGAAGAACTATTTCTTAATGGTGATACGACTAGTCCAGATGCCTACCTAGCATTGACTGATGGTTGGTTGAAGAAGTCAGCTAATTTAGTTGATGGTGGAAACCAGACAGCAGTTGATGGAGGTACAGCAGATTACTTAGCAACAGATGTTGAGAAAATGTTTGATGCAATGGTTTCATCTGTTCCTAAGAAGTACTTACGTAACCGTGCTGAATGGAATTTCTGGGTACACTGGGATATCGAAGACGCATACCGTAATGTGTTGAAAGCACGTGGTACTGGCTTAGGTGACTATGCTCAGACTACTGGACAACAGCTAGCATACAAGGGGTTCACAATCCAAGACTCTGCTAACATGCCAGAAGGACAAGCATTCCTAGCACCAGCATCAAACTTAGTTTATGGTGTGTACCGTGATATCTTCATTGAGCCAGACCGTATGCCAAAAGCACGTAAGACTGATTTTGTAACTACATTACGTGTAGATGCTAACTTTGAAGATGAGAATGCTTCTGTAGTTGGTACTGGATATACAGGACAATAAGAGGGAGGTAATTATTGATGAATGAAGTCAAGGTAACTAATGTTGGTAGAAGAACACGTGATAGATTAGGTATCAAGTTCGTACCTAAACAGGAAGAAACCTTGTCTGTCAACAATCGTCAATTACTAACTCTAAGAGCAGTGAAAGATTTCAAGGTTGAGGTAATCGAACAGGAGGTTCCCGAGGAACCAGAAGGTGAAGAAGAGTCAGTTGGGCAAGAGCTCAACTACTCTGACCTCAATATGGATGAAGTTCTCAAGGCTATAGAGGATGGAAAGATTACTGTTGATAAGGCAATTGCAAAAGAAGTTGCAGGTAAGAATCGTACTACCCTCCTGGAGAAGTTAGAGGAAAATAAGTAATGGTTCTATTCACTGGGAAGTCAGTCACAGATGTTGTGACAGTTCAAGATATCAGGAATATGACTGGTATCAAGACAGGAGATTTTGAGTTTACTAATGTTGCTGACCAGGGTTTGGCATTAGATGCCCTCCTGTCGAATTGGGTTGAAAAGATTGCTTCCCATATATATGTTAGGATTGGTAGAGAAGTAGCAATTGAAGATGGAGAATTCCTAGCTATCCAAGATGTATTGGTAAGGACAGTAGCTAATCTAGTAGCTATTGCTCAACAACAGAGAACAAGTCCTGTAGTTCAGATTAATAACTTTGCAATTAACATTCTTAACACAGGAGAAGTTACGAAGGAACTTGATAAAGAATTGGAGCCTTTTATCCGTTACAAGCAAGGTAGTGCAAGTGGTAGGATTAGCATATTCTCTTCACTGGAGGACTTTGTAGATGGAATTTAATCGAGATGACCTAGACAAATTAATACCAAAGGTGAAGAAAGCCTTGCAAAAATCCCATGACTTAACAGCACAGGAATTGTGGGGAAACTTAATGGAGTTTTCCCCTCAAGACCAAGGTAGGCTCGCAGGTTCATGGGTTTTGCAACGTAAAGGCGATATGCTTTCAACCGTTGGTACTAATGTGGAATATGCATTGGTACAGAATGATGGCTCAGACCCATATATGATATACCCAAGACAGGCAAAAGCACTTAGGTTCCCAGTTGCTGGAGGGTTTATATATGCCAAGAGTATTATGCATCCTGGTATCCAGGGAACCCATTATATTGAAGGTTCCATTGCTGCAACAGAATCCAGAGTGCCAGAGTTCATAGAAATGGCATTAGACCAGGAGGGGTTGTAGATGGGAGCAAGTAACAAGTCATTAATTGAATTGTTCAACGGGGTTAGAGAAGGTATTATTACCAAGTTGGAAACTGACCCAGGATTGACAGAAGTTGAAGAAGTTGTATATGGGGAGCGACAACGTATTGGTAGATTAAAATCTCCTGCAGTATGGATGGTTCCAGAACCATACACACCACAGTTACGTGGAGGCAGAACAGCACAGCACGACTTCACATTTAATTTTGTTGTACTGGTTAAGGGTAATAGTCCACAAGAGGATTTGAAACAAGCAGAGACATTGTCTATGACCATATACGACGTGTTCACAGCAGACAGAACATTAGGTGGTTTAGTCGATGATGCAAGACCACTGAGAGTTGACCCAGCATATGAGGCAGGAAATAATACTCAACTATATTGGTCATCAGTGCAATTTGCTTTTAGATTACAAAGGAGGGAATAGAAGTTATGGCAATTACACGTTATTTAAAGATTGGTGCAGAAACAGATTATGGTGTAGAGGCAATCGTGTTTCCAGAGGTGGTTGACCCAGAGACAGCAAGTCTTGACCCAGCAGGAGACGATAAGCTTATCTATGAAGGCATGGGTGGGCTTGACCGTAGAGCTGGATTAGGGGTGTATTCAACAGCTGGAGACATTACCCTACCAATGGATGATTTAGTGGCAGGATGGTTCTTCAAATGGGCATTAGGTGGATATGAAGTGACAGGTACAGCTCCTTTATTCACTCATATATTTTCACCATCAACAACTTCATTAATGGATTCATTTTCAGCTAAGATTGGTAAGGATATCATGGAACATGTGTTCCTTGGTAATGTCGTTGAGAGTATTGAGATTTCAATCGAATCCGAGTGGGCATTAATGACCGTAACAACGTTGGGAGCTAAGGATAAGAAAGATATTCTTGCACCAACAGTTGAATATACGGAAGGTAAATTCTTCACAGCACCAATGGCAAGCTTAACAAAGGGTGCTACAGACAAGAGTGCCAGTATTAATACACTGACTTTAACTATTGAGACAGGAGCAGATATTGAGAGTTCTCAAGGGTTCGGTTCTAGATTCCCAACCAAAGCATTCCGTGGTTCCATGGTAGTTGAGATGGAGATGGAATTAGGGTTCGATAGTGATGAAGAATTAATCTCATTCTGGGGTGGTTCTGACGGACCAAGTACATCTGCCATTGAGGAAATGGATTATACATTGAGCTTTGGAGACAATGTAGACTTCAGTTTTCCACGAATAGTTTATACAGCTTCTGGACAACCTGCAGAAGGCAGAGAAGGTATCACCCAAGCAGTTACAGCACGAGCATTGTATGATGATGTTAGTAAAACTGGTCCAATTCAAGTCAGCATAACGAATGATAAGATAACTTACTAAGGAGGTAATAGATATGACTAAGAAACTAACAGCAGGAGTACTTCAGGGTGCTCAATACACAGAGCTAATGGAGCTAGTATGGCAAGGGGAAGCATTCGAGGTTGAAATTAAGCCTTTAACCAACAAGCAAGCTAGTGAAGTGGAAGCATTGATGCAAGAGGGGGTTACTGTAAAAGGTAAACCTGGTATCAAAGGCAAGATGGAGCGTGTTATGGATTTTGATACACGTAAGAATACTTTTGGACGTAATGAGTCAGATGTAAAAGCAGTTTCATTAGGAACCTCTGATGAGAGCATTACAGAAGATGTTGTAAATGACCAGTTTCCACATAAGTTAGTAAAGGAAATTGCTGCACAAGTTAAGAAGATTACTGGAATTGGCAATCAGGAAGATACTGATAAGTTCAATGAAGGTGAAGACACACCCAGTGACGGCAACGGAGAGCAGTAATTTCTACTTTCTGGTAAAAGTGTGTGGGGTGTCTCCATTGGATATCCCCCACATGACACCATTCCAAATAAAGACTCTAATATATCAACACAATAAGCATGAGTCTGATAAACAGGAAGCGTTGGACAAACAGAAGAAAGATAATCAAAATAAATCACCTAGTAAATCTAAGAAAGGTAGGTGAGAATATGGCAAATACTGTTGAAGTTACAGTCAAAGGTATTGATGAAACTACCAAAGTTTTTAGAAAGATAGAAGGAAGTGCAGACAAAGCTTTTTCCAATATCGAATCTGCTATGAGTTCAATACCTGACTTAGATGTTGATGCTAATGTTGATACTGGCAAGGCTGAAAGTAATCTTGCTGGTATTGAAAGTGCAGTAAGTGGGGCAGAAGGTTCTATAAAATCTATGTCAGACCCAAAAATTGATGGTAGTAAAGCAGAGCAGGAACTCGAAGGTGTTGGTGATGCAGCAGAAGATGCACAAGACTCCATTGACGGCATAGACATGGGTGGTATATTAGGTGGACTTGCTGCAGGAGGTGGACTTGCAGGAGCTGTTAGTAAAGCTATGGATGTTTCCAGCATAAATACTCAGATTGAAATATCGATGAACATACCTAAGGAATCAGTTGAAAGTGTTAAGAATTCCATCAAAACAGTTGAGACATATGGGGTAGATGCTGAGAGTGCAATGGAAGGTGTCAGGAAACAATTTGCACTTAATGCTGATGCAAGTGATAAATCCAACAATAGTATTATCAAAGGTGCAGGAGCAATGGCTTCTGCTTACAGCGAAGTAGATTTCTCAGAACTAATCCAAGAGACTAACGAGATAGGTAAGGAGCTTGGTATAAGCAACAAGGAGGCACTAGGATTGACCGACAGTCTAATCAAGACTGGATTCCCTCCAGGAGAGATAGACATCATTGCAGAGTATGGGAAACAACTTACAGATGCAGGTTATGCAGCAGGAGAAATCCAAGGAATCATAGCTGCAGGTGTCGATACAGGAACTTACAATATTGACAACCTATTGGATGGTCTTAAAGAAGGAAAAACTCTAATTGGTCAATTCGGAACTGGTGTAGGTGATGCCACAACAGAGCTATTGCAAGGTACTGAAATATCAGCAGGACAACTCCAGGAATGGGGTAAGGCAGTAGCAAAAGGTGGAGACGCAGGAAAGCAAGCCATGCAGGAAGTCGCCACAGCCTTGGATGGAGTAGAAGAGGGTACAGTTAAGAATCAGTTAGGTGCTAAATTGTTTGGAACTATGTACGAAGACCAAGGAAGCAACATCACAGATGCATTGTTGAATGCAGAAAGTGCCACCACGAGCCTAGCAGATGGACAGAAGGGTGTAAATGAGGCAGTCAAGTCCATGGACACATCTCCTGCAGTGCAGATGAAGCAAGCCATGAGTGACTTGAACACGACACTAGCACCATTGTACAAGAAGATTGCAAAAGTTGTATCTACAATATCTACATGGGTATCTGAGAACCCTATATTGACAGCAACCATTGCTGCAATTGCGGTTTCAATAGGTATCATCACAGGAGCAATCATGTTATTGACACCAGTGGTTGCTGGAGTTAGGACAGCTATGATGCTATTCAATACGACAATGTTGGCAAATCCTATAGTATGGATTATTATAGGTATAATAGCACTGATTGCTATAATAGTCCTCCTGTGGAAGAATTGGGATTCAGTTAGTGCATTCCTGGCAAGTTCTTGGGAATGGATTAAACAGACAGCGATGACAGTGTTCAATGGATTGGTTGCCTTTTTCAAGGTAGTTTGGAACATTATTAAAGTGGTATTCATGACTGTATTGAATGTGATTAAGACTGTAATTATGACTGTATTTAATGTAATTAAAACTGTAATCATGACCATATGGAATGGTATAAAAGCATTCTTCACAATAGTGTGGCAAGGAATCCTCGCTGTTATCAAGACTTCTATTAATATAGTTAAAACAGTAATCATGACCGTATTTAATGTTATTAAAACGGTTATCACAACCATATGGAATGGTATAAAAGCATTTTTCTTACTGGTATGGCAAGGGATCATTATTGTTATAAAGACTTATATAAATATAGTTAAAACAGTAATTACAACTGTATTTAATATTATCAAGACTGTAATTACAACCATCTGGAATGTGATCAAAACTGTGACAAGTACAGTTTGGGATGCAATTGTAGCAGTGGTTACTAGAATAATAAACGGATTCAAAGTAATTATCACAACAGTATTCAATGTTATCAAGACGGTTATCACAACCGTTTGGAACACAATTAAATCAGTATCAAGTACTGTTTGGGATGCTATTGTATCAGTAGTTACTGTAATAATAAACCGCTTCAAAACTGGTATTTCCAATATATTCAATGCTATAAAGAGTGTTATTACAACCGTCTGGGATACAATTAAGAGCGTTTCATCTACTGTTTGGGATGCTATTAGTGGAACAATTAGTGGAATTATTGATGGTATTAGCTCAACTGTATCTAGTGTTTTTAATACCATAAAGGATACTATCAAAGGGGTTTGGAATAGCATTAAGAGTACTACAAGCAGTATCTGGAAAGGGATTGTGAGTGCAGTCAAGGCTCCAATCA